CGCAATCAAGTCGCTATCTTCTTTACTCGCTTTAGCACTTAACCAATTATCATTAGGCTCAATATATTTTAGCTCTATTTTGTTTGCTATCTCTTGAAATCCTTTCATAGACACATTAAGTGATCCATTTAGAATATCTCCTACTGTTAATGCTTTCGCTACTGAAGACCCCTTTTCATCTATTTTTAGCTTCCACTTTCCTTGGCTTAATACTATTTGCCCTCTACAAGTAGCTAAAATATCTACAATACACGACTGTATATTTCTTTGGCTATTAAATACAATATTAGATGAATATCCGTAAGAGCTACACTTTTGCGAAGCATTTATAAAGCTAGGATAATCAATAGATATTGGTGGTATATTTAACCCTTTAGTTAGTAGATTCAATACTTGACTTGCAGGATTATACGAATAATCTCTTTCTAGCCATTCAACATTCCTAATTTCTCTAATTTCAACCTCTAGGTCTGACCCTGTTCCACTCCCCGTAAATATAATATCCCAATAGTCCGACAGCTCTTCCTCTGAATACCAATCTAGGGCATCACTATTGTCTAAAGTTATCCAGCCCTCATATCCTGCTGACACAACTACGGGGTCGCCAAAAGATGTTCCATCGGCATCCTTGGCAAATATTCCCAATCCAATATCTGTCTTAATGTAAATCTCAGCACTTATTATTAAAGTCTGATTGCTAGGAGATGTAGAATTGAATTGAATTCTGTTGTCCATATCTAATGATAGATTATCTCCTGCAACTCTGTATCCTGTAGTTGAGATATTGCCATCAAATAAATTAGACTCGCTAGAGCTACTAGAGGAATAAGTACCACTAGGAAAGTAGTAAATATTATTATTTACAACATCATCTTTAATGTCGTTTATTTTTTGACCTTTTACTGTTGCTGTTATTGCGTCTAGTTGTGTATGCTTATTATCTGTAGCATCATATTCTTGGTGTACGGCAATAAAAGCCACATTTGGTGGAATAATAAAATTATCATTTGCTAAATCTGCATTTTGTCCATTAATAATGTCGCCTGCTTCATTCTTGGCAAATTCTGTAGCTGTTAATGCCGTTCCTGAGTCGCCTGAAGTATGGTATACCCTGCAATGGGCATAAGTAGTAGTAAAAGCAAAATTTCCCTTGTAGGACATTTCATCTTCCCCTGCATATAAAGTAATAAAGTTTTCTAGCTCTCCCTCTGACAATACTTGAATTGCCCAATAGTGCTTATTATTTGAGCTTCCCCCGTAATTATTAGCAGTTTGGAATATAATATTAGAACCTACTCTATTTTCACCAAATATAATAGGTACTGCCGACACATTGTCCTTTTTAGTTTGTAATTTTTGACCTGCATAAGCATCTGTCCCATCCATATCAGGCACTTCAGGGGCTAGTGCCGAACCTGCAAGTGAAGCCCCGATTAATGTAAAAGCACCTGTCGCCAAAGTTAGAGCAGTTCCTGTTAGACCTAGCCCGAATGTAGTCCCAAATATTCCTGCACCTGCTAATCCACCACTAGCTACAACAAGTGCTATTCCTGCAACTGCTTTTACTGCTTTACTCATCTCGTACTCTCATTATTTTATCCTTTTTTTCTATATCAACTAAGCAAGGCTTTCCACTTCTTAGTTTTAGTGTCATATACTTGTATTGATTAATAGCAATTCCTATACTATCTTTAGTTAATATTATATCGTTTTCCCGTGCAAAAGGCACAGCATCACAAAAGCTCTCAAAATAGCTGTAGTGTATTTTTCGGGCTAAATACTTACTTGCGTTTATGCTGAAGTGCTGAAAATCAGCCTCGCTATAACATCTCCATTCACTAGGTATTCTATCTCCATAAACAGACTTTAATCGCTCGTAAGAGTAACTAAAGCAATTATGCTTAGACATCTTTTAATCTACCCCAATAAACTGTTTCTGTAATAGCATCTACTACTGAAGTAAACTCATTCTGATTATAAGTTCTGCTTGGATATGGCTTGCTCCAATTTGTAAATAGTGAAGTTAGTGTGGCACTTAACGACTGCTCTGTAGCATTAAAAGTATCAATAATCCCCTCAAATAGCGTATAACTGTCTTTACTGATTGAAGATATATCTAGCTTAGGGTAAGTGTCTAAATTGTCACCATAGCCATACTCGTAAGCTTCAGCATCTATTGTATCACTAGGAGGTGTATATACAACTCTTGTTATTTTGCATCTGTTGTTTCTCCACTCGCTTGCAAAAGCTTCAGAAGTTAAAGCCCCACTTACATTATCTATTGAAACATTTATTGAGTCTGACTGCATTGAGCCATCCTCTGAAAGTTTATCAAAAGTAATAGCTAGTGGAGTGTATTCTACTCCCCCGTCATTTACGAATATGTCGTGGTCTGTAAATCTCAATGTTTCTTTGAAAGTTCCATCAAGATTATACATATCAAATTCAAACAAGTGAAGTATTGCTATTGCATCATTGTTTCTTGCATTGTTAGTTATCGTTTTACTCATTAATTAACCTCCATAAAGTCTGCCGTACATTGGTATAGCCCATCTATTCTCTTACTGTATTGGAAACTATCTTGTGAAAATCTAGCATTTGTTGCTCCCTCTAGGCTTCCATCAAACAAAATATAATCATCTTGGTTTTCTAAATAGCTCTCTTCTATGTACGGTAGAGCAAACCCAAATGAAGGCATACCAAATTCGCCCATCAATCCAGACTTTTTTCTATAGAATGTAAGTAGCTTTAGAAAATCAGACTCACCTAGCACCCAAGATAAGCCCCAAGCTTTCTTTAGTCCTTTATCTTTAATGTGTCTACCTGATACCCCAATATTACTCGCTATTGACTGATTAAAATATTTATATATAACTTGATAAGGCTGGGCATCATCTAAAACACTCATAAAGTCTTGATTAGTAGAAGCTGTCGGAGTATATGTACTAGACTCAGCAAACAAGCTTTGATACTCTGTGAAGTTAAAGAATACACTACTTAATAGTGTTATCTTCCCTGACAAGACATTTAACTTGCCAGCAATCGCTGAGAACTCAAAGTCTTTAAATATATATACTTCAGCCTCATTAGTCATTAACTGACTTCTTTTGTCTATGTCATTATTAAATAGACATTTGAAAGTGTTGGCATAATTACTCTCATAAGCCTTCTTAAGAAATTCAAACTTAGCTAAAGATATATTATTATATGTAAGGGATATTTCAAAAGAGGGAATAGAACCACCTACTATTCGTTGCTCTTTTCCACTATCAAAAGTTAAAGCCTGACCACTCTTAACATATTCCTCTATCTCATAGTGACTGTGTTTATCAAGCAGTATAGAGCTTAAATCATTCATTACACTACCTGCTTAATTGTTTTTCTTACACTTCCATTGGTCTGTAAACTTCTGTTAATAATTCCCTCAATAGTGTTTTTATTCCCTACTAGATAATTATTAAATGATGCACTATCAATAGCCGTAACATTAAAATTAATCTCAGCAGTAGTAACACTCCCGCTATCTCCACCAACAGACTGCCCTGCATTCATAGCTTTAATTGCTTCTTGATTTTTAGTTGCTCCTGCTCTATTTACAACTGCTTCACCAACTTGTAGTTTAGCAATTCTTTCATCACTTCTAATTGAACCGTCGTGGTGACTAGGCATACCTATAAAACCACCTGTATGCTTTACTTCAGATGTTCCTGTATGAAGACCAAAGAACGAGCCTATATTTGTACCTGTAAATGCTCCTACTAAGGCCTGCTGTACTCTTATTTTAACCAGCTGTGCAATCACACCTTTAGCAAAGTCTTCAAAAGCTAGCTTCCCTGTCATTACAAATTTAGTAATAGAGTCAGCCATACTATTAATAGTGCTATCGTGAAATGCTTCCGACTGCTTTAATGCTTCTTGCTTATTCTTTTCTGCCTCTTCAGTTGCCCTTAATTCTTTTTCTTTATTAGCAATTATTTTGGATGTTTTTGCATCCTCGACAGCTACTTCTTCTGTTAGCATTGCTTTTCTTTTTTCTAATTGAAGTAAGTTTTGTTCTGCTAATCTTCTTGATGCTCTTATTTGCCCTTTAGTTCTTTCTAAAGGATTCCAAGATTTTAATGGTGCTTCTGCTTCCTCAGCCCTAAGCTTTTTAACTGCTTCTGACTGTTCTTGTATTTCTATAGTAAGCTCTTTCATATCTAAAGCAGTCATTGTTTTCATACTTCTGATAATCTTACTTAGCCCAGTATTTACAGCATCAATCCAGCCCCATTTATTAATAGCATCTAAAGCTGTTGCCCCTAGTATAACCAAAGCATTATTTGACCTAGTAAGCGTTTGGTCTAGCTTTGCCCCTGCTGTATCTTGAAACTTCTCATTAACACCCTTAGTTGCCTCTTCTACTGCTCTTAATTTATCAGCTAAAGAAATAGATGTTAAGTCTATCTTTCCATATTTCTGCTCTAACACATCAACAATAAAGCCTTGTGCTTCGCCTGTCTTGTTTAGCATAATAAGATTGTCATTTAAAGTTTCAGCGCTCTCGTGAGGATAAGCTCTCCCCAATGCGATAGATTGTTCTGTTAGCTTTTTAATTTCTCCTGAAGATAAACCAGCAGTTTTACCTGACTGAACAAATCCCGCAATCATTTCTTGCGTCATTCCTGTAGCATTAGATGTTGCTTGTATATAAGACTTCATACCATCAGACATTCCGAATGTAGCTTTAGTTAAGTCTCCAGCTTTGCTTATAGCGACTCCCATAATTGCCACAGCACTTGTTATACCACCACCAACAGCTAACCAACCCGCTTTCATTCTTGAAGATGTAGCTTTAGTTGTTGAGCCTACGGCTTCAGTTGCTTTCTCTACTTTGCCTAATTCTACCTTAGCTTTTTTACCATTGACTGTAACATCAATTACTAAGTCTTCATTATTCGTCATCATTATCCTTTTCTAGGTTATTCATTACATCTGTATTCATAACAGTAGCAATGTAAGTTGCTAACTGTGCAGGTAACTTGCTAATTATATCAAAATGCTGTGAGTTTGTGTGCGAGAACATTCTCTTCCCATTTTTATCAAGAGCTTTCTCCAATATTATGTGAACAGGGTATAAGTGTTCTTGTTTTTCATAGCTAACTGTCTTAGTTCCATTGTCGTGCATAGATGTTACCGTCTTAACACACATCTGCTCAATTCTGGCTTTTTCTAATAGTGTTAAATAATTATAGTAAAATGTAAACTCTTTCTCTTTTAGTTTGAATTCAATAGTTTGTAGCGAGTCCTGAGATTTAAGTATCTCTTGTAGTAGTAAATCAGTCATATTATCCCCTTAACTTAATAAAGCCCTCTAAAGAGGACTCTATAAATTAAGCTAAAGCCGATTGAGTTAAAGCACCTGTGCCCTCGAATGAAAATGAAACTTCAATAATTCCATTTACATCATTAGTAATAGGCATACTTGTAACTAAAACACTTCCACTAAACTTCTCAGAAGTACCAGCACCACTTGCTGATGTTAATAATTCAACTGCAACAGATGAACCACTTGTAACTCCTGCGATTAAGTTAGCTTGACCTGAGTCAGCTCCACCATCAAACAGAACTGTAATTGAACCAGACCAGCTTTTTAAAGTTGCTTCTGACTCTTTCCAACCAGCTGAACCAAAGTTAGTAGTATCTACTGTTTCTTGTGATACGTCTAAAGACCAAGCTTTAGCTTCACCAACAGCAGTACCGCCAACAGTACAACTTCCTGAATATCCTTTAATTGCCATATTAATCTCCTATGATAAATATTAATGTAATTAGATAACCTCGTTCTTGCTTTTCAACATCAGCTGTAGCAGAAACGATTATATCACCATTGTCATTTGAACCACTTATAATACCCTCTATTTTAGCTACAGAATAGCCTCTAGTGGGTAAAAATAATTCATAAACTTTTGTAGACTCAGTTACTGTATTCCCAAGTGTAGTTAATTCTTCACTTATCGCTACAGACTCTTCTACTAATCTAAACTCATTGCCATTAAGAGTGTCTTTCTCAGTATATCTGAACCCCAGACCCTTTAAGTATGGTATCATTTGTTAAGTACCACTTGCCCTAATGATTGAGAATCCTCATCATCTTCTATTACCCCATCACCATCAGTATCATAATCAGCTACTAGAGTATTAAACTCTTCCTCGTATCTTTTCATAAACTCTAGGTAATTAATGTAGTAAGTGTCTTCATTATCTGCATCTTGCATTTTAGCTTGACAAATATGTGCAATAGTTCTATTTAAATGTAACTCTCTTAAATGTGCAGGAGTTAAGAAATTCTCTATGTCATAACCTTTTTTTCTAAGGTCATTCTCGATTATTTCACTTGCTCTATCAGAAGCAGGAATATAAGATAAGAATAATATTGCAAATACAGATGTATTGTCAACCGTACTATCTAAAGTATCGAATGTAAATGTTCCTACATTAGCTGAAGCATAGCCTGTAATAATTCTATCTATTCCTGCATTGTCACCACTTAGAAAACAAATATAAGCACCCTCAGTAGACTCTTCGTCCAAGGCTTTAAATTGTTTATTCTCTAATGTAGTAGTAGACCCACCATCAGCCTTACCGATTAGGTCAGCTGTTAAAGGTGGCAAAACTGAAATTATTTCAGCATTAGTTAGTGTTAGATGTGCCATTACTTAACCTCTAAAGAATTAAGTAACTTCATAACATCAAATACTTTTTTAGGTAGCTTAAGGTCTTCGCCAGCTTCCCATTTGTATTCAACGCCATTAAGTAAGTGTGAGCCTTTTGAAAGACCCACTAGCTTATATGATTTAGCAGTAGTTTTCTTAGCTACTGCCTTTGGTTCTACTGCCTTACTCATACTATGCTCCTGTAATTACTCTTACAGCATTCTCATCAATAATACCATATTTAATGATACCATACCAACCAATATTAACAGTTCTTCCTAAGTTGTCAGTACCATCAGTAATTCTTAACTCTGGGTTCATGCCAACAGCTTTACCAAGTGCATTCTTACCGAAACAAGCAACAGTACCAGCAGTAACATTTGCATCTTCAACGATAGTGAATCCCTCTAAAGCTCCAACGATACCATTTAAAGCATCACCAGCGTTAGTGTTTTGAACGATTGTTTGGTAAGCATCTTTGATGTCAGAAACTTGTGCAGGGTTAACAAACGCTACAAATCTTCCATCTTCAAATTTAGAGATACCAGCTGTAGATAATGCTTGATAAGCACTTCTAAGGTCACCTTTAGCTAAAGTACCAGTAGTACCAGCAGAAATAGTGTTAGTTCCAGCTTCAACAGCATTAAGACCTAATTTATCAGTAGTTTCACCTAAGTTCATACCAACTAATTCAGCTGATGCTAAATCTGCTTTACCAGCTGTAGCAACATTTGCTAAAGAAGTAGAAGTAATAACTGAACCGTACTCACCTAAAGTAAGAGTCTTTTTAGTATCTGTCATTGTTGATGAAGTTGCTTCAGTACCATCTGTTAATTCAGTTGTTGCTGGAGAAAGTCTTGAGAATACTGTGAACGCGATTGAGTTCGCCATATTGTCTTCTCTGATTGTTGTGAACGCATCGATTTTGTTGTAAGCTGAACCTGAAACGATTACTGCTTGACTCATTAAATCAACTACTGAGTCCGATAAAATTGCTTTTGTATTTACTGCCATTGTAAATTCCTTATATTATATTTATATTTCTTTTTGTAGGGCATAGATTTCAGCCATTGTCTTAGCACCTTTAACTTTAGAATTAAAGTCAGGAGCTTGTGGATTGTTGTTAGCACTATCCACTCTTAATGGTTGAGGTTTATTACCACCTTTGAATAAATGTGCTTCTTTTTGTTTAAGTCCATCTATCCATTCGTTCATATTAAAATCTTCTTGCTGTTGTGCTTCTTGAAGCTCTAGCTTAAAGTATTTTGGTTTATCAACATCATATTCATTGACAATCTTTTCAAATTGTAAATCATCTTGTTGTTGTTTCATTTGAGATTGTAGTTGCTCGTTCGACTGTCTTAACTCACCTAATGCTTCGTTTAATTCTTTGTTGCCATTCTTAGCACCTCGTTTATACGCATCATTGATTAGTGTATCAATCTTAGACTGTTCTATCTCTACCACCTTTGTTTCTACTGCTGGTGTTGCAGGTTGTGTTATTTCAGTTTTAATCTCTTCAGACATTTGAGTATACTCCTTTTTTGTAAAAGTATTAAATTGTAGCAAGTTATTCACATAAAAGTCAATACAAGTGAATAAGTAAGTGAATAAGTCTTACTTTGTTTGCTTCTTGTAGTAGTTTTTCACTATCTCTAATAGTCTATCTTTTTGCTTTGTAGATAATCCAAAGAACTTTCTCTTATTAGTTACTTGATTATGGTAAGCTTTTTTATTCTCACTAGATGAACCAAAATATAATCTAATCCCATTCTTTATCTTCTTAGATGTGATACTGTGAAGCATATTGCCTGTTTGAGTTAAATTTACTCTACTAGACCCATAATGTTTTGATTTATACTCTTTATAGTCATCGCTATACTTAGTAAAAGAAGACCCTTTATAGTCTTTACCTGACTGAGTTCTTTTCTGTATCTCAGTAATAGTTTCATTTGTAGCCGTCCCTAATCCTTGCTTTAGATTATCAACAGCCTTTTTGTATTTGCCAAAGTTAGGCTTTTTCGTAATTTTCATCTTCAGCCCAATCTTTACTAACTAGATAAAATCTATGTCTACAGTTAAATTCTCTGTCTTCATCTCTTTCATACTTGTTCTTTTCAGCTGTTGTGTAGTATTTGTTAGCTCTTAATAGTTTTGAACAGAATGGTCTTGTTTTGCCATCTGATACACCTACATATACCCAAACACCATCTTCATCAGCACTTCTTACATTAATCACTTCTTGTTGATAATTAGTAATAGCAGTTCTAGCATAAGTCTTAGAGTATTTAGCCAATCCTGTATCTTTTATATCCTTAGAGATATTAAGTGCCATCTGACTAACACTAGCATCACTAATAGCATAGTTGTATAATTGCTTCTTAACTGTCAAACCTATGTCATCACCTATCTTTAAAAAGAACTCTTTGTGCATAGATTTAAGTATGTTTATCTTAGTTAAATCAGACTCAGTAAATGCAGTAGCTAATCCTACTGTACTAAAAGCCTTTAATGTATTATCATATACATCATCAAAGGATATATCTACATATTCAGACACTAATTCATAGTAGCCTGCTTCAGATAATATCTCCTGCCATACTAATTCATATTCAAGTACATCATTAGCATTAAGCCCACTTAGTCTTGCAGTAGCTAAACTAATTATATTGGCAAATACAGCATCAAAGCGACTATCAAAGCTAGTATACAGCTGTTGAGCCGTATCCTGCTGTTTATTATAGACTTCGTTTAGAGTCATCTTATAGACCTAATTTAGCTCTCGTGTCTTCAGAACTAATAGCTCCTGCAGTATTAACCTTATTGTATAAATTATTCCTAGCTGATAAGTTAGCTTCTACTTTTAACTTAGCATCTAAATCTTCTAAGTCTGGATTGTCCTTTTGTAATATCTCAGCTGGTGAAGTTAATCCTAAATCAATTCTGTCTTTATCTAATGATATTTGAGTAGATTGGTCAGTAGGGTATGTAGGTTCTTTAAAGTCAATAGCAAATTCACCACTTAAAGGCTTACTGTAATATTCACCAATAACAACTAATAGATTGAATAGTTCTTTTTCGTATACTCTGAAGTCTTGTTGTTGCTCTTGCGTAAACTTATCTAATTTAATGTTTTCCATTTGTAAGGCAAAACCTGAAGATACACTACTAGTCATTCTAAATTGGCTAGGAGATACACCATAATTAACTGCTAATTCATTACCTAGGTCTTTAATTACTGTATGTAGTTGGTCATAGTTAGACTGCATATCAAGAACAGAAATCTCTGTATTGTCACCTGATAAAGTTAAAATAGATAAAGGGTCTAGCATTTGACCATTAACACTATCAATTCTATCTCCACTACCTACTAGCTGTTTAAATGATTGTGACTTGATAATATGATTAAGGAATGTTCTATGTACTGATAAATCTAATGTACCGTGAACTAAATCATCTCCTGTGTATGTATCAAAGAAATTCTCATCTCTCCAGCCATTATGCATAAATACAAAAGGTAAGATGCCAAAAGGATTAATCATTTCCGGATTATCTTCAACAGGTACTATTCTATCTTCACCTTCAGTTCTTTCAATGTAGTAATGATTTTCTTTTGACCAATAAGCCCATTGCTCTACTTTATTGTCAATTCTCTTAACAAAGTATCTAACAGCTTCTACTTCACCATCTACATAATCAACTTCAGTCTTGTGAGGTTGTCTAATCATTAGTTTAGGTTGCTCTTTAGCTGAGTCCCAACCAACTTGCAGGATAACATCATTAAAGGCATTTAAGTATCTGTTTGCTTGAGCCATAGTCTTATCAACTCTAAGTGTTGAGTATAATTCTTTAACATCATCTTCAACTTCTCTTTCAACTCCATAGCTGTAAACATTACTAATAGTATTTACTACTTGCTTGTATATGTTTGTATTAGTGTGTAGCTGAACATCTAATTTAAGCTCTGCAAAGCTTGTATAGATTTGCCCTAGCTTATTTACTACTTGTGGTGCATAATTATCATTATACATCTCATATCTAAGTTGAAACTTGTTTTGTCTTTTAATTTCGTTCATTGTTATCCTTTTATAAACATTTTAATTTGTCTTTCCCATCTATTAGGAGTTTGAGTGTAAGCCTTGCTGTCTTTCATCTCAGCCCCAGCTTCTTCCCAATTCTCAGCCTCTATTGCCTTAATTGCTTTTTTAAACTTATCAAAACCAACTAAGCCTAGCTGATATACCATGCTGATTATAACATTTTTTCTTGCTGGTGATAAATACCTGAACCAATAGTAGTTTCTGATAAGGTCAAATTGTATATCTCTTACTCTTTCAAATAGAATTAAATTAGCTTCTGCTTTAGTAATATAAGTGAAACCATAACCGAATGTAGGAATATTTAGAGTATCAAGATAGGGTTTAGACTCAAACCCCTCCTCATCTTTTAACAATGTAGTTATAGTATCTAGCTCCATTACTTAGCCATTCCTATTTGTGAGGCTATATATAAAGCTGAAGCACCAACTAATACTAAAACAAATCTTTTCATTAGTGCAGTAGGAACACCCTCAATAACAGATAGTCTGCCGTCAAGTTTAGCTTGCTTCTCTTTCATATAAGTCATATCTTGCTTCAAGCTGTCGCATTCGTGTTTAGCACATAAAGTTTCTTTTAGGTCTTTTGCCAACTCTTTGACATCTTTAGTTAAAGTACCAATGTTTTGCGTATTCACTTTAGTTGCTTCCACTAAGTGGGCTATTGAAACTTTTAGATCTGTCAGGTCATTATCCATCTATTACTTTTAAACCTTTGCCTTTCAGCTGATTTTTAATATCATTAACTGTGTCTTTAACAACATAGTTAGTTGAGTAGCTTTCTAGCTTCTCTAGTCCATATACTACAAGCCTTGTAGCAAA